TGTGATGCTGCCGAGGCTGTTGTGCAAGCGAAGCGTGCCGTCGTCGAATGCCATTTGTGCAAAGCCGACAGGCAGCACATAGGGATCGTCAATGACACCGATCGTCGCGCCGTCTAGCGTCCTCATTTAGGTCCACGCACCGCCGACGCTGGTGATCGTTTTCCATACACCCGCAATCTTCATGCGCGAGCCGATCTCTGCTGTAGGCGGTTTCTCTGCGTCCGGCACGTCGAAGTAGTTGGTGTCCCAGTGATAGTCGACGGCTTGTCCAGACGTCACCGCAGAGCCGTTGCCGATGTCACTCGCGCTGCCACCAATCGCACCGATCGGGCTTGAGTAATTGGCATCCGAACGGAAATGCGTGTTGTGGCCGATGATTGACCGCTGCGTGCCGCCCACCATGAAGTAGGAAACCCCGACGTCGTACTTACATCCAGCGACGAAGTTGCCATCAAGGCGACTGACCCAATCAGCCGTAAATGCACCGGGGGCGGTAGCAACTCCCCAGGTTGCGCTCGGCTGGTTGTTCCCGTCGACCGTGCAGCCGAGCACCTGTCCAAACTCGCAGGTAATGCCAAAGCAAGGCGTAGCGCTAGAACGGCCGAATGAATACACCTCGCAATTGTTGAAACTGACGTTGGTCAATCCCTGCGAGAGGTTGGTTGCAGTCATGCCGTGCTTATCGCATCCGTTGGACACGAAGTTGCTGATGGCTACGCGGCGAGCGCCGAGCTCTGCGACATAAACCCCGGTCTCGCTCGAGTTGATTCCAACCCCACCCGCAACGGAAATATCGCCCGCAAACTGACCCGCGATGCGGATGAACGAGTAGGCGGTATTCTTGATGACGTTCGAAGCGCCGATCGCCACGTTCGAAACGTTGAAGACGTGGATCCCGTTCCCGTTCTGACCTGTACCACCCAGGTCATTCCGGCAGGTATCGATCAACCAGTTATCAACTGTACAGCCATCGGACACAGCGCCAGCATTGGCATCGATGTAAATCGCACTGTTGCCGCAATCTTTGATCGTGCCGCCCGCCAATCTGGCCCGGCCCGTTCCGGTCGCGCGGATTGAATAACCATTGACGTCATGGATGTCGACCCCTTCGACGTCCAGCTGTCCGCCGCTGTTGGATGAAATGCCGCAGCTCGTACCCGAGAGCGCAACGCCCGCGTTGTATATCTCAGTGCCGCCTCTCACAACCAATTTCCCGGCCGTGCAGAGCGCCAATGCGGAAGTCGTAGCCGTCAGCGCGATATTCGAGCCGTCGAGTTTCACGCCATCAAGAATGACCTTTGCCGTGGAGTTGGCACATTTGATCAATGAATCGCTGGACGACCGGCACTTGATCGTTCCGCCACCATAGAATCGAACCGTGACCCCGGCAGTTGAATGCACCCATCGATCAATCGCATAGGTTTTGTTGGGCGCGATGAACACATGCACATGACCAAGCCCAACGGACGTTGTCATCTGGGTGGTCCACGCAGATGTGTCGTTGGTTGCGCCATCGCCAACGCATACTGCTCGCATGTCGACGTGCATCGCGCTGGTGTAGATGTCGGAGAGGTCCGCGGCGTGGGCTTCGTTCCACGCATTTCTTGAGACGAGCGTGGAGTCGCCGCTTTGGACTTTCGCCGTCTGCGTTGTGTGCGTGATGGTCAAAGCAATACATCCTCTTCGAGAGACAACACAATCGACTCGCTCAGAAAATCTCCAACGGCTGCGCTCATCGGCAATGCGATGGGATCGCGCAGGAAAAACACGCCGTAAGGCGACGTGATTTCGACGGGCGAGTTGTCGGCAAAGTCCAGATGGAGTTCCGGCCAGATGGGGATCGTCGCTACGCCAGAGCCGTTCGTATTGACGTTCTGCGCGATGTAGAGCAGTTGATTCCCAACCGTGATGCGGTCGTCCTTCGCCAACCAGTTCGTGATGTTGATCGAGGCGCCGTCGACTGTGAGCGACCGCGCGCCTGCCGAGTGCGCACCTTGAAGCAGAGGCGTACCGCCGCCGAGACCCGTGCGCGTGTAACCGAGCAGCGACAGAGGAACTTGTAGCCGGTTGATGCGGCCGTTGAGTTGGATGGCGTGAGCTGACAGCGTCTTGCGTCGGTCGCCGAGCAGATTTTGCCAGGTCATGACCAACCGCCAACGATTGCCCAGGCGCCCGCTGACCTGAATTGCGCCAGTTGGCGAAGGCGGCGGCATCTCGTCGTTGAGTATCTGTTCGAATCCCGCCATGTCGGGACTGAGCGTCAGCACTTCGGTTGTCATGGGGTGCGCGAACGCTTCATCGAGTTTTGAATTGCCGCGATGGCAGAGTTTTTCGCGACATTCATCGCTGCGGCGACCTCCGCCCGAGAAGCGCCTGCGCCAACGGATACGTTCTGGTGGATGTTGACGACGTTGCCGAGCTTGTCGTTCGGCGTGATGTTGCCGGCCGACATCGGCGTGAACATCTCCGGGCCATTCTCGCCGACGAGGTAGCTTTGGCCAGCGCCCACCGGACCACCGCTCGCTCTGGCGCCGAAAATGCTCGTCAGCGCAGTCCCGAACCAACCCCCAGAGGATTCTGCGGCACTGAATAACTTCATCGCCTGTGCGCGCGCCGCCATGATGGCGAGCGTTTTTACGAAGTCTTCGAGGACCTGTTTCAGGCCGTCCTTATTGGACTGAACGAGCACATTGGCGAAGAGGTCGCCAAACGTCTGGGCGGCCTTTTGCCGCTCCTCGTCTAGTTTTTTCTGGTCTTCGTTTTGTTTTTTGAGGTGGTCAAGATCGATTTTGTCGAAGTAATCCATCAGCCCGCGCTCGTCATCTTCGAGCTTTTTGTTGGCTTCCTCTGCCGCCTTCACCCTCTCGGCTTCCATGTGCTCGGCGTACTGCGCTTCCATGTCGTAGCCATGCGCAGCGGCTTTGAATCGAATGTCGGCTAGTTTTGTTGCGGCTTCCTTGGCCGCGGCGAGACCCTTGAGAATGCCGCCGACCATATTGGCCGTGCCGGTTTCATCGAGCGCGCCAGAGAGGTCGCGGTCGTGCAGCGGGTTTATCTGGTTATTTTCGGCGGCGACCTGCGCCTTGAGTTGGGCGACGCTACCCAATGCCTGCAATCCGCTCTGCGGGTTGTGGCCCTCTTTGATGGCCTGCAGCCGAAGTATCTCTTCGTGGACGTGTTCGGCTTTGTACAACTTCCACTGTGCGATAAATTCCGAGAGGAAATCCGCATCCCTTTGCAGCACGGTCCCCAATAGTTCGAGCGGCGGGTTGAGCAGTGTGAACGCCGCGATCAGACCCTGGTCGACAATGCCCTTGAGCTTCTCCATTGAGTCGGTGAACGCCTTCGCATTCGGGTCAATGTCTTTGAACTTCTCGGCGACGTGTTCGAGGTGAATCGCAAGCGCAGCGAATCCAATACCTATACCAGCCGAGCCGAGCGAGAACTTCGACAGTCCGGATAACGTGCGCTCGACCTTCTTCGCAGCGGCCTCTACCGACGCAAAGGCAGCCTTGGTCTGGTCTTCGCCGGTAATGGTTATGCGTACGTCACCCGCCATGATCGGCCTGCAATAGTTTCAGTGAATGTTTGATTCGTTCGGCTGGCGTTTCATCGGATTGGCCATTACGCATGGCAATCCATTTCGTGCGCGCTTTGAGCGCGACGTATATCTGCGGGATGGGAGTCGACAGCGCCACTTCGGGAGTCCAGCCGAGCCAGCCCGTCGCAACACCAAAAAGGTGGTCGACGTACTCCTCGGCCGTCATTACTTTCCCGCAGCGGATTCCTCTGTCTTGTCGCCGGTCGGATCGAGGAGGACGGACAGGAACTGCGCGATCGGCTGCAACGTGTTTGTCACGCCGGCTTCGAATATCTCAGACTTCAGCGCATCGCCTTGTTTCTGCGAAAGACCTGCGCCCGCAGACACGATCAGACAGACCGCGTCGAAATCGACCTGTTTGATTCGGTCGATTGCGCCGAAAAGAGAACCACAGCCGCGGTTGATCTTCAGCAGCGCATCGAGCGTCGGTTTCAAAAAGTAAACTTTCTCCCCGACCTTCAGTTCTACATCCCGATCGATCATGCGGCCTCTTGTTCAATCAGCGCAGAGTTGATCCCGAGCGTCGCTTGCACCATGACGATGCCATCGGTCGTGATGTTCTGAACGCGGCGCGTGAAAATCTTGGCGCGGAAGTACCAGGTCGTTGCATTGGTGCCGAGCGAATCATTGAAGGTCACGCGAAAGTTAAACTCGTCCGCCGACTGACTGACGGTGTTGAACGCGGTCCGCAGGTTGTCCTGTCCCGAGTTCGTCGAATCGTATGCGTAGGTCACAACCGCGTCGCCAGCATCGGCAGATCCGCGCGCCTTTCGCACACGACCGTCCGCAAGTGACAGGAATTTGATGACGTTGCGTTCGTCGCCGAAGGCCCCGATCTCGGAAACCTCTCCGACGGTTGTGTAAGCGTCCGCCTGGAATCCGCCCAACGTGCTCGCCGCCAGCGTTGTACCAATCGCCAGCGCAACGCCGGCGCCTGATTGAATCGCCATCTAACAATCTCCTTTAGGTGACCGCGCCGGCAGCAGCGACACCGCTCTGCACGTTGCAAAATTTGAATGAGTTCGCGCCGCTCGCAACGAGACCAACGCCGACGATGGTGACGAATTCGCCGCCAGCGATGTCATCGACCGGAATGATTGTTCCCGCCGTGCCAAGGACGTACACCTTGCCGACGGCGACGGTCGCACCGAGGTCGAGATTGCCGGCTATCAGGTAATCGCAGCGCTGGTTCGCAGATGCGCCGTTGAGAGCGATCCCGACCACCGTTGCATTGAGCGCAGAGGTGTTCGTGGCAGCAATGAGTGCACCAGAACTCAACTGCAAAACCATTCCGGCCGTGAGGGTCGCGCCCGCAATACCTTGCGTGACGGTTCCATAATCACGGACGCTTCCTGGCGTAATAGACAGAGCGGCCATTCGTAAGTCCTCAGATTGCTAAGTCGGGGACACCCTGGCTCGTGTGATAAATCACGCGATAGGTGACCACGATGATTCCGAACAGGTTGTCGAGGTCGTCTGCTGCCAGATCGAAGTCCGTCGACTCGATGTAGATGTCTTTTGCGAGAGCCCGAAACACTGTCGGGGTGATGACCGCTTCGAGTTCGGAGGCCATCAGGTCGAGAATGTCTTGGATATTCGAAGTCGCGCGCGCGTAACCGGAAAAAATCAGTGGCAGATTTCGTTCGAGTCGACCGCCGAGATTCGACCGCTGCGATTGCTCGGCATCATCCGTCGCCACACTCCAACACGGCGTGTCAGCCTGGCCGAGTTCGAAAAGGCGCGTGTTGAAGACGCGACCTCCCGTTGTCGACAGACCTGTCGCCGTCGTAACCGCCAAGTCTCTGATCTGCTTTCGGACATGCGTCACGTAGGCTCGCTCAGAGTCAAAACAGTCAGACCTTCTGCATCCGGTCGAACGCTGCGCACGGTGTAAACGATGTCGTGAATCTCAATCGTGTCGCCGCGCGCCGGTGACGAAATATCCGACGATTTGCATGAGGCTTCGGGCGAATTCGACTCAACGCCGACGTTGCCCAAATCGAAGGCACGAAAGCTATTGTCGAAAATGACGGTGAGAGGAAAGGTCGTGCCCGAGGCATGGGTATAGATAGCGCCAACGCCCAAGGCATCAACCACCTCTTCCGTCATCGCCGAGAAGTCCATCAGACGACGTGCTTCTTACCGCCAGCCGTAACGCTCACCAGCACCGGACCCGTCGCAATCGTCCCGACATAGCCCAGGAAACCACCGACGACCTTCTTCGGATCAACAGCGATCGATTGCGTGTTGTTCGAAGACGAAACGATGGTGAACGTCGCGCCCGTGATATCCGCCGCGCTGGTTCCGTTCGCATCCGTTGCCGATTGCAATTTCCCGGTGATTGAACCGGTGACCGCGCCGACTTGTTGAACAACGAGAATCTCGCCGTCGTAAGGCCGCACATCGAGCCACTTCGCTGAACCGCTCGTTGCCGCCGCTGTGTTCGCCGCCGAAACAGCGTCGATCAACGACGTCATCGTAGCGGCACCTGCTTGACTCAAAAGCATTTGCGTATCTCCAAAATTGCCTTACGGCGTGGGTATTTCTTCGGAAGGTTCTTTGCGCTTGCGCTTTGTGGGCGCTTCCAGCTGCGCGGCCGGCTCAACCACGGGGTCGTCTGGAACGATCTCGACGGCCCCGATGTTGACGAGGTAGTTGACCAAGGCGGGTTCGAGGTCGTCGGTATCGCCCGGCGCTAGATGCCGTTCGATACCGACACAAACACCCCGCAGACAGCGGACCTTCATTACGACAGGTTCGTGCCTACGACCCACGCCGTCGGGTAACGCAGCATCACATCGACCATCCACAACGCGCGGATGCCGACCTGCGCCTGGTTGAAGCGCGTGCCGCCGTTGTCGGTTGCGATTTCCAGAACACCCCAGTCACCGATGACGCAGGTATCCCACGAACCGAACACGATGTTGCCGGACGACAACTGCTCCGAGGACATCGCGTTGAACTTCACGAGTTGCCCGTCGAGCATGTTGCCTTCCCACAACGGCGTATCCGTTGACGTGAACCGCTGCACCTGCATGAGGCGAGCTGCACCCGCCGTCGTGGTCACGAAGCCGGGATTGCCAAGGATCGCGTTCAGTGCGCCGGCGGTCGAAACGAACGCGAGGATCTTCGCGTAGGTC